GACCGATGTGTTGGTGAAGTTCAACATCGGCCAGCATTCGTACACGAATGCAACTGGCGTTGCCTGATAAGGAGTGATCTGAAATGGCAATTTCTCGTGCCCAACTACTCAAGGAACTCCTGCCCGGTCTGAACGCCCTGTTCGGCATGGAGTACGCTCGCTACGGCGAAGAGCACAAGGAAATCTACGAGACTGAAAAGTCCGAGCGTTCCTTTGAAGAAGAAACCAAGCTGGCTGGCTTTAGTGCCGCTCCGGTGAAGAACGAAGGTCAGGCCATCGCGTATGACAATGCGCAGGAAGCCTTCACCGCTCGTTACAACCACGAGACTATCGCCCTTGGCTTCTCGATCACCGAGGAAGCAGTGGAAGACAACCTGTATGACAGTCTGTCTGCCCGCTACACCAAGGCTCTGGCTCGTGCGATGTCTTACACCAAGCAGGTTAAGGCCGCTGCCGTTCTGAACAACGGCTTCAACGGCGCTTACCCCGGCGGTGACGGTGTGTCGCTGTTTGGCGTTAACGCTTCGGCCACTCGCGTGGGTCACCCCCTGGTTTCCGGTGGTGTGAACTACAACAGCCCGTCTGTTGCCGTGGACCTGAACGAGACTTCGCTCGAAAACGCTGTGATTCAAATCGCTGCGTGGACGGACGAACGTGGTCTGCTGATCGCTGCCAAGCCGGTCAAGCTGGTCATTCCGCCCAGCCTGATGTTCGTTGCCAAGCGTCTGCTTGACACGGAACTGCGCGTGGCCACTGCTGATAACGACATCAACGCTATTAAGCAGATGGGTGCGATCCCCGGTGGCTTCACCGTCAACCACTTCTTGACCGACGTCAACGCTTGGTTCCTGACCACGGACGTGCCTAACGGTCTGAAGCACTTCGAGCGTGTGGCCATGTCCACCTCGATGGACGGTGACTTCGACACCGGCAACGTGCGCTACAAGGCCCGCGAGCGTTATTCGTTCGGCTGGTCTGATCCCCTGGGAATCTGGGGTTCTGCTGGCGCCTAATCAGCGTCGGAAATCGGGAAAGGGGGCCTTGTGCCCCCTTTCTTTTTGCCCTATATTCAACACAGTCCCAAGATTTTCAACCTGCTTGCTGACCGACTTGGCGGACTGACCTCAGAGACAGCAAGCGCAATTTGAGGAGCGTTCCACATGGGAACCACGACCTTCAGCGGGCCAGTTGTATCCAATAATGGTTTTGTTGGTGCTATCACTGGCGCTGTCACCGCTACCACGGTTACTGCAACTTCTGTTTCTGCCACGGGCAATCTGACCGCTGACAGCGGCACGGCCCCCGCAGCAGGCGGTATGTCGGCAGTTCTGATGTCCTCCACTGCAAACTTGGGCGTCTTTGTTGGCTCCGGTGCCCCCACCGTGACGGCTGCTCAGGGTTCGCTTTACCTGCGTACTGACGGCACCACCACCAACGACCGCATCTATGTGCGCGGCGCGTCTGCTTGGATTGCCATCACCACCGCTACCTAATAGGAGCGCATCATGGCGATGCAATACGACGTTAAATCAGCGCACATGGCTGCGTCTGGTGTAGCGGTCACTTACCGTACGCGTCTCAAGGGTGCGATTGTTTCGGCCAATGCCAGTGCTGCCACGCGCAACACGGTGTACGCCAACAATTTGGCTCAGACCGGCACTTACGGTCGTTCGACCAATACAGTCACGGTGACCATCACAAATCACGGACTCGCTAACGGCGACCGCGTGTGGCTGTCTTTCTCGGCAGGCACTGGCGGCACGGCGACGACCAACGTGTACTCTGTGACGGTTACCAACGCCAACACGTTCACGGTTACGGATACTGCGTCGGGCACCATCACTGGAAGCCCTGCGGTCACCATGTACGCCGATCTCTTGTTGGAGGCCGACTCGTACAACCCGACAGCGTTCAACGTGATCATTCCCGGTGAAGGTATCTTGGCTGAGAACGGTATCTACGTTGGCTTGGTCAGTAACGTCACCACGACGATCTTTTATGGCTAAGACCCCGGCATGGCAGAGGAAAGAAGGCAAGAACCCCAAGGGCGGACTGAACGCCAAGGGGCGAGCCTCCTACAACGCCGCGAATCCAGGGAAGCCTGGACTGAAGGCACCTCAGCCGGAGGGCGGTCCACGCCGCGACTCTTTTTGCGCCCGTATGAAAGGCATGAAAAAGAAGTTGACGAGCGAAAAAACCGCAAACGATCCGAATTCGAGGATTAACAAATCCTTGAGGGCGTGGAACTGCTGATATGCCAAGCAAAAGCAAAGCTCAACACAACTTGATGGCGATGGTGGCTAATGACCCCGCCGCTGCCAAGCGTGTTGGCATTCCGCAGTCTGTTGGCGCAGAGTTTGTAAAGGCCGACAAGGGCCGTAAGTTCGGTTCTGGGAGTCGCGCAGACGTCCAGTCCATCAACAAGCCGAAGACCGAGCACGGCAAGTCGGCAATTCTTGCAAGAGGTGGCAACGTGAAAGAGTCCAAGGCGATGGTTAAGAAAGAGATCGGCTTTATGAAGAAGGCCGGTGCTCCTAAGTCAATGATCAAACATGAGGAATCCGAAATGAAGGGCATGAAGAAAATGGCTATGGGTGGCAGCGCCGGTACCGGCATCACCAAGGCCAAGATGGGCACTGTGAAGACCGCTGCTCCGAGCCGCGATGGTGTGGCCACCAAGGGCAAGACCAAGGGCACCATGATCAAGATGGCCGGAAGCACGCCCCTGGGCATGAAGCGCGGCGGCAAGTGCTGACATGATGCCGAGCCGGGGGATGGGGGCCATCGCCCCCTCCAAGATGCCCAAGAAGAAGGTCATCCGACGCAAGGATGACCCGAACGACGTTGACATGTACGCCGAAGGCGGGACTACCAAGTCCAAGGTCAACGAAGCGGGCAACTACACCAAGCCCGGTATGCGCAAGTCGCTCTTTGAGAAGATCAAGGGGCAGGCTGTGCAGGGCACGGCGGCAGGTCAGTGGAGCGCCCGCAAAGCGCAGCTTCTGGCCAAGCAGTACAAGGCCAAGGGTGGCGGGTACCGTGACTAAGCCGTCGCAGCAGTCGCTAAAGGATTGGACTGCACAAAAGTGGAGGACCAAAAGTGGTAAGCCGTCTAGTAAAACTGGTGAGCGATACCTTCCAGAAGCTGCGATCAAAGCTCTTTCCCCCCAAGAGTACGCCGCCTCAACCCGAGCAAAGCGAGCAGGCAAAGCCTCCGGCAAGCAGTTCGTAGCGCAACCCAAGGCCATCGCTAAGAAGACCGCGAGATTCAGATGACTACTTCAGGCGTAGCCAACTTTAACCTCGATCTCAACGAGATTGTTGAGGAAGCGTTTGAGCGTGCAGGCGGTGAGCTTCGCACCGGCTATGACTTGCGCACGGCTCGCCGCAGCATGAACTTGTTGTTCGCTGACTGGGGCAACCGTGGCGTGAACATGTGGACGTTTGAGCAAAACGCCATCACCTTGGCTACTGGTCAGCCGACCTACGCGCTGCCTGACGATACGGTGGACTTGCTCGATCACGTCATTCGCACCAACCAGAACGTCCCCACCAATCAAGCCGACCTGACCATCACCCGGATCAGCGTCTCTACGTACGCTACGATCCCAAACAAGCTGATCACGGGCCGACCTATTCAGGTTTGGATTCAACGCCTGACTGCGTCGGACTCTGTGCTTGCCGGGACGCTGCAGGCGACCATACTGGCCACGACCACCTCAATTCCCATCACCTCGCTTGCCGGGGTGCCCAACGCGGGCTTCATCAAGATTGGCAGTGAGTTGATCGCATTCAACGAGGTTCAGCCCGCCAGTGGGGGCAACCCAGCACTGTTGTTGAACTGCGCCCGTGGCCAAGACGGAACAACCGCCGTAGGCCACTCTTCGGGTGCGGCCATCACGTTGGCGCAGAAGAACAGCATCACGGTCTGGCCAACGCCCAACCCTGGCACGACGTATCAGTTTGTGTACTGGCGCATGCGCCGTATTCAAGACGCTACCAACAGTGGCATCAAGACGTTTGACGTGCCCTTCCGTTTCCTGCCCTGCCTTGTGGCCGGTCTGGCGTACTACATCGCTCTGAAGATTCCTGATGGCATCCAACGCCTGCAGATTCTTAAAGAGCAGTACGACGAGGCTTGGATGATCGCCGCAGGCGAGGATCAGGAAAAGGCAGCGGTGCGATTTGTGCCCCGGCAGATGTACATCGGGAGCGGCACCTAAATGGGCAACCGGTTTGCGTCAGGCAAGAATGCGATTGCGCAGTGTGACCGCTGCGACTTTCGGTTCAAGCTCACGCAACTGCGCAAGGAAGTTATCAAGACCAAGACTTACAACCTCTTGGTCTGCCCGGTCTGCTGGGACCCCGACCAACCGCAGTTGCAGTTGGGCATGTATCCGGTTGATGACCCGCAAGGCTTGCGCAACCCGCGCCCTGATCTGAGTTATGTGCAGTCGGGCAACACGGGGCTACAAGTCGTAGACACGACGGCAACCACGCAGGACGCAGTGGGTTTCCCGAGTGAAGGCAGTCGAGACTTTCAGTGGGGTTGGAATCCGGTTGGTGGGTCGCGTGGCCCCGATGCTGGGTTGACGCCAAACTACTTGGTGTTGACGGTTCAAATTGGTACAGTCACGGTTGTGACGGCATAGGAGCGAAAAATGGCAGGCGTTAAAGAAATGCTGAAGAAGCACATGGCCAAGGGCGCTGGTGCGCACCCTGATGCCGACGTGAAGAAAATGCGGGCGGGTGGCAAGACCAACAGCGACATGCTGAAGATGGGCCGTAATCTGGCCAAGGTCGCCAATCAGAAGTCGCCCGGTTACACCTACAAGAAGTCAAATCGCGGAGGCTGACATGGCAACCTACAAGACTCCCAAGCCGGTGGCCACACCGGTTGTTGGCGCTGACGACATCAAGAAGGCGCTGCGCATGGACGTGTCCGTGGCCAACATGCACGCCAACGAATACAAGCCGACTAAGACTTCGGGTATCAAGACCCGTGGTAACGGCTGCGCTACCAAGGGCACGATGGCCAGGGGACCGATGGCGTGAACTACACGCAACTCAGCAACGCCATCCAGGCGTACACCGAGAACGTGAGCAGCGATTTCGTTGCTCAGATACCCGTTTTCGTTCAACAAGCTGAGCAGCGCATCTACAACACGGTTCAGTTCCCGTCCTTGCGTAAAAACGTCAAGGGCGTTGTGAGCATCAACAACAAGTACTTGTCGTGTCCCACGGACTTTTTGGCTGTGTACTCGATGGCAGTCATCACAGACGTTACGGGCGGTGACATTGATACCGGCACGTACGAGTACCTGTTGAACAAGGACGTGAACTTCATCCGCCAGTCGTATCCGTCCCCGCAAGATACTGGCTTGCCGCGTTACTACGCGCTGTTCGGCCCTACGGTGAATGGCAGCACCATCACGACCGAGTTGTCGTTCATTCTTGGCCCAACGCCTGACGCCAGTTACAACGTCGAGTTGCACTACTACTATTACCCGGAGTCAATCACGACGGCAAACACGTCCTGGCTTGGGGACAATTTTGACTCTGTGCTGCTGTACGGCTCGCTTGTTGAAGCCTACACCTACATGAAGGGTGAGCAGGACATGATCGCGTTGTACGACGGCAAGTACAAGGAAGCACTGGCCCTTGCCAAGCGCCTGGGTGATGGTCTGGAGCGCAGCGATGCATACCGCAGTGGCCAATCGCGTCTGGCTCCGCTGCCGCAGAATAACGGGGTCAAGTAATGCCCATCGAGCAAGGCGCGACCAATCAGTTCAAGGTGGGCTTGGCTTCTGGCCAGTTCAACTTCAGCACTGACACGTTCAAGATGGCGCTTTACACCGGGGGCGCATCTATTGGCGCCAACACGGCTGCGTATACGACCACGGGTGAGACAAGCGGCACGGGCTATACCGCAGGCGGAGAGACGCTCACAGTCAGCGTTGCCCCCACTACGGGCAGCAATCCGCAGAACACGGTGGCGTATCTATCGTTCAGTAATGTGACTTGGAACCCGGCAGCGTTTACATGCCGTGGGGCGCTGATCTACAAGGTAGGCAGCGGCAACCCTACTGTGTGCGTTCTCGACTTTGGCGGGGATAAGACTTGCACCACGTCTTTCCAAGTTCAGTTTCCCACTGCGGACAACACCAACGCAATCATAAGGATCGCATAATGGCTCTCGTTAACACCACCAAAGGCGTAATGGACGATGCTCTTCTTGAGAAAAAAGAAGGCTCCGTCGATAATGACATCGAACATACGACTTGGGTTGAATACTGGCACGAGGGCGAACTTGTCCACCGTTCGGTTCATGTTCGTTTGAAGCAATCTCCCCCGCTGTTCGCTGAAGCAGCATCCATTGTGTAAGGAAACATCATGGCAAATACACAAAGCATGTGCACCTCGTTCATGGGCGAGTTGCTTGTCGGCGGACATCAATTTGGTTCCACGACCCTGACCTCTCGTAGCAGTCTTACCAACCCTACGACGGATACGTTCAAGGCCGCGCTGTATCTGGCTTCGGCCACGGTCAACGCTTCTACGACGGTGTACTCGTCTACGGGCGAGGTGACTGGCACGAACTACACCCCTGGCGGTGTGACCATCACCAACGCCACTGGCCCTGCATCGAGCAACACGTCTTCTACGGCGGGCGTTGCGTACTGGACGCCGTCTGCTTCGATCACCTACACCAACGTCACACTGTCTACGGCGTTTGATGCAGTGCTGATCTATAACTCGACGCAAGGCAACAAGGCTGTGAGCGTGCACACGTTCGGTTCCCAGACGGTGACCGCCGGTACGTTCACCCTGACGATGCCCGCCAACACGACGACGACTGCGCTTATCCGCTTGGCTACCACCTAAAGAGGCAGGCGGCAAGTCCGCCTGAGTAGCCATGTTCGGTATATCCGCCTTCTCCGAAGCGCCGTTCTCCTCGCTTGCGGGGGGCAATGTCACGGTTGCTCTTACCGGGGTTTCGGCCTCCGGCGGAGTAGGCACGGTTGCCGAGATCAACAGCCCAACCGAAGACGGCGTTGTTGCCTATGGTGCCGTTGGATCTGTAACACAGTCCATCTCGGTTGCACTCACCGGGGTGTCTGCGTCTGGTGAAGTTGGCAACGTCGCCCAAGACAATGTAGTTGCCATCACGGGGGTTTCTGCCTCCGGTGAGGTTGGGACAGCAGTTGCTACACCGCTGATTGCGCTTACCTCTGTTTCTGCAGAGGGGTTTGTTGGTGGAGTGGAC